ATTCGATAAAGAATATCCGCAGTCACCAATCGTAATCGTGGAACTTCCCCTTTGGAGTGAGAAGGAACGCGAAGATTATATCTATGATCGTATTGATGTGCATCAGTCAGCCCAGATGGAATACGATTTGTATGACAAGGTTCCCCTTTGTTCTGACGGAGATCAATGGGCAAAGCCCAACCAATGGGCCGTGAAGGAGAAGGGAAAGAAGAGAGCGTTGAAGCTATGGGATAGCGAAGAAGACGCAAATGAACACGTTGCGTCCAGCGATAAGAAGCTGGAGATAGAATTTCGCAAGGGCGATAAGACCCGGTGTGAAGGGAACTACTGCAATGTCGCAGAGTTCTGTGAGCAATTTAAAGGATGGAGAACATAATGTCTGTATGGAAGACACTATCAGCGATCAATGTTAATGATCACACAGAAAAGAAGAACGGGCTGACATACCTATCATGGGCATGGGCTTGGGGTGTATTGAAGAGCCACTATCCAGAGGCCACATTCACCAAGCATATACAGCCTGACGGCTCACCCTGCATAAGGGACGATGCTGGTTACTCATTCGTTCAGGTGACAGTTGATGTCGATGGGATTAGTGCAACAGAACTATTCCCTGTGCTGGACTACCGCAACAAGGCAATCCAAAACCCAGATGCCTTCTCAATTAACACGGCGTTTCAACGTGGGTTAGCTAAGGCAATTAGCTACCACGGTTTGGGTCATTACATCTATGCGGGTGAAGACCTACCTCAGAGCGAAGGAGAGGCCCGGCAGGAAGAGGTAAAGGAAAAACCTAAGCCGGACCCAGTGAAGAAGCAAAAGGCTCCTGTACCGGCCCCCACAGCGGCTGACAAACCTATCCTTGGTAAGATGGTAAACACATTCTCCTACAAGGATGGAGACCGTGAGCCTCGTGCCGTGTCTGAGTGGGACACTTGGTCAGATGTCGCATGCTCATGGATCGGCTCCGCTCGGAGTGAGGACATGTTGAAAAAATTCTACGTTGCCAACCAAGCTATGTTTGGCCTAGCGAAGACCGAAGCAACCGCTGATTACGATAAGGTAATTAATTGCATTTCAGAAAAGAAAATCAAACTTCAGAAGGAGAAGAAGTAATGGCTCAATATCCGGCATCAGGTATCCTGTTCCAGAATGACAGGAAAGAAAAACCAACTCAGCCAGACTACACTGGCAACATAGAGCTAGAACCAGAGGTTATTCGTGACCTCATGGCGCAGATAGATGAGGGAGTGGAGCAACCAAAGGCCAACTTGGTTGGCTGGAGGAAGACAGGTAAGACTGGGCGTCCCTTCCTATCTCTTAGAGGTAGCATTATGAGGGAGCGTCAGACAGAAGGCGCTGGGTATCAGCAAACGTCTAGTGGTAACCCTGCGTCCTCTGACTTGGACGATGAAATCCCTTTCTAAAATAGGAGAAACACTATGCAAAAGAACGCAGGTTCAGTTATTTTTTCTTTCTCACACGATAAGGAAACTTGGAGAGTGGAACGCATGATGAAGGTCTATTCTTGCATACATGAAAGCTATCATTGGTTAATTTCAAAAATGGATGACCACAAAGGTGAACTCACTGTAACCATCAAGAAACCAAATAAAGCCCTTGCAGATAATATTGCTAAGTTGTGGGATATACAGGGCGAAGTTCATGTAAAAGTAATATCCGAATAACAACATGCTCATTCCGAAACATAAGAACATTCGGAATGAAGCGTACCTGAATACTTTGCGAGGGGAACCTTGCTTAGTGTGTAGGCGCGGCGCGGAAGCACACCACCTGCTTTATGTTGGGGAACATGGAACAGGTATGAGGTCGGGAGATAACTGGGCTGTGCCTCTGTGCCGCGACTGCCATTCGGAACTGCACCGATACGGTGACGAGAAGACTTGGTGGGACTTGATCGGGATAGACCCTGTCGATTGGGCGAGAGTAAACTGGGATAGATACAATGGCAAAGACACATATAGTGGTTAGAAGAGTTAGGGAAGGAAAAGAAAAGAAAGCATACCTTTTGTTTGAAGGAGCAAAGCCATTTTGCTCAACATACAAAAGAGCGTATTACGATGCATTTAAAACGATCAAAGGGAAGAACCCTACCATTAAAGATGGTGGAAAACTTTCAATCATCGACATGCGGCCCATAAGGAAAGCCAATGATGAGGCTCATAAAGCACAAACAAGACTTGATCATGAGCCATGTAGAAAATGTGGGGCAACTGTTGGCGAGAGATGTAAGCACTCAAGATCGGGAGATGATGAAGATGAGTAGCATTAAAGACGCAGCCATAGGCTTTGAGGCGGTGAAGGTGTCAATGTCTCAGGACAAGAATGGCATCATGCTGCGCCTCAATGTGCATCCAAATGATTGCCCTCAAGAACTTCACACTGACTGGGTTGGCACTAGGTACATGGTTGCCATGGTGAGGCTCAACGATCAAGACGAACCTGAGCCTCGTGAGGAAGCTGTGAATGTTGAGAGATTGATTGCATCGGCAGGTTTGCTATGCCGCAATGATGACTTCCATGATTATCTGTACAGCATGGGCATGACTGAGAAGACGGATGTATTCAATCAAGAGAACGAAGCAGTTAGTGCCGTCAGAACCCATTGCGGTATTAAGTCGAGATCGGAGTTTAGGGATAACCCTGATGCAGTAAACAAGTTTGAAGAATTAAGAGAGGGGTTCAAAGAATGGAAGAAAAACTAATGAAGGTAAGCGAGATAGCAAAGATGCTGTCGATGAGCTTACGGTCTACCTACAGGTTCATAAGCAAAACAGAAGACTTCCCAGAAGGAATTAACTTGGGCGTCAGAATGAAACGGTGGAAGAGAAGTGAAATCTTGGAATGGATAGAAAAGAAAAGTGACGGAGAATCATGAGAGTTCGCTTGTCTCCTAGGGAGATATCTGTTTGTAAACAAGCGGCTACGTTTCGCTGGCAGTTAGCTAGGGCATCTGGAGTTGTCAATCAGAGAAGAGATCAGGGGCGAAACGATAATGACCTTGATCTTATAGGCATCAAGGCAGAGCTTAGTGTGGCAAAGGTATTCGACATAGACCACAATCCTTTCCAGCTTGGCGTTGATAGTGGTGAGGATATGTGGCTTGGTGATATATCTATAGACGTTAAGTCTACATTCTATCCAGATGGTCGCCTCCTCTTCAAAGACATTAATGCCTTCAAGGCAAGCTGCGCAGTCCTTGTGTGCCAAGAGGATGAAGATACTTACAATGTATCAGGGTACTGTTCTAGGGACAGGTTCAAGAAAGACAGCAGGCAAATGGACTTAGGCCACGGAATGGGATCAGTTATGGATCAGATTGATCTAAGCCCACTAGAGAAGCTGTGGTCTTACTCTACTCAGAGAAGGCTGCAAAAGTTCAACTGAACTTTATTAAAACCCTGCTAAAATCTTGTTGGCACTTCCAATAAGAAACTGTTTGCGCTCGTCGAGCCTGTCAAGAATAAGTTTCTTTTGATCGTCTGGCATTCTCATATTGCCCCTTACAGAGTTCATCTGACCACTTACTTTCCTTAAAGCGTTATCAATAGCCCTTATCCTTGGTAGGTATTTAATTTCTTCTGAGTATCTCTGTCTGGCTTTTTGTAACCGCTCAGTATCTCCAGATGATAGAGCGCCTTTAATCTCATCACCTGCGACAAGAACCTTGTCTCTCTTCTCAATGTAATTGCCATAGTCTTCACGACTAGAAACGCTTCCTATTATCTTTCTGACAAACGGAATCTCTCGGAAAATCTCTTCATCGAGTCCTTCTTCATAGACTCGAACTGGCAGCTCGGCAGTACGCTGGACAAACCTACCAACACCACCTGTTGCATACTCAAGCCAGAAGTTCATCACATCTGGTGATACATCTACGAAGCCCTTCGTGTCAGGTGTGCCACCAGTAAGATTGTTCAACATGTTTGCTACCCATATTGCAGATGGGTTTGTTGTTGACCAATACCTTTGACTGTCTGGACCTCGGTCATTGAAAGCAGCCTCTTTGTAGACAGGCTTCTTCGCGTAATCTTCGTTCTCTATAACATCAATGAATGGGTCTAGGACTGTAGGAGCCGCAAAGTTAGTGAAGCTCTCTGTGCCACCAATCGGATTGATTACATCTACAATAGTCCCCACGATAGAGGAGGTAGCTTTCCCAGCGGAGGTGCCGCCACGAGCAGCTTGGCTAGTGGCGCGTCCTATGTTGTGAGCCATGTTTAAGCCATACGGCATAGGTATCGATATGAATGATCTCTCCGTGAAGCCAAACGGATCAGGTAGGATCAAGTTGTGTTCAAGAATGTGTGGCTTTATGTTGTCGTAAACAAGGCTACCATCTTCATCTTCGTCAGACAACATAGCATTCAACTGATCTTGCAGGAAACCTGCTGCTATAGTTCCCGCCCAAATCTTCTGAACCTTCTTTGACTTCAACGCTGCATTCAAAAGTGCAAATGAACCTTGTAGAGACGCATTGTAGAACAGGTAAAATGCGTTCATGAACGTCTTGTATTCACCGCCCTTGGCAAAGTTCACTGTAACATTACGGGCCGCTTGCGCTGCGCGTTCTCTGGAGAAGCCACGATCCAGCATAGCCTTGTAAGTAGAAACACGAATGCCGTTCTCAATGACTGTGTTGTAGCTCTCAATAGTGCTTAGTAACGATCCAGCCTTCTTGCCTATAAAGCTATTCTTTACAGAGTTCCATTTACCCCTGACTCCCTGATCAGATATATCACCAAGTAACCCTTGGATATTCTCCATTTGATCTGCGATTGTAGTCATCTGGTTCGTAGCGTTTTGACCACCAGCCTCAACAAAATCTTTGTAGTACTTTGACCAGTCGGAAGAGTCATCATTGTTTATGATTGAACGCTTTATTCCTTTGAGCGCCCCAGCAACACCCTTCATAATCTCAGTAGTCATTGCCTTCTCATCATACTGGTTGATGTTCACACCAGCGGTTTGAAGGTCTCGCAATAAGTTGGTCACAAAGAACTCAGGGTTGTATGATGTATTAATGCTGGACAAGTATCTGTTGACCTTGCCCATAGCACGAACAACACCAGCAAGGGGTGAGGAACCCAACCCGACATCACCCTTCAGGGCTTTAGCTATTCTTTCATCTTCAAGTCTAACATATACATCCTGTCCATTCTCTTTGACTGTGAATATAAAGGGGTCCAGATACGCTCTTTGATCTGTAGCCCTAACAACTTTCCCACCCCTTAGCTGTTCAGTCTTTGGTAGAGCTTTCAGTATAGTACCAAACTCTTTTGTTACAGCGGGGTCTGAACGTAGCAGTTCTAGAAATGATTGACCAACCTTATTGCGCTCACTTCGTGCAACGGCACCCATGTTCTGGGTTAGTGTTGTAGCCAAGATGTCTGTTGCGTAGTCGTATCGACCTGTGACACGCCTATCTTCTCGTCCTCTGGCACCGAATGGAGCGCCCATGCTAGGGCGGCTAGGATCGGTGGTCTCGTTGTCGGGATCAATCTTACCCCTCAATGGTACATAAGAATTGTAGTTTGACTTCTGTACTACAGTGCCGTCTTCAAGTTCTACTTGATTAAACTCAGCAGGTATTAGACCACCTTGAGTACGAGTGTTGTTGGTATCCCTGACTACATTTCTTACCGCACGATCCAAGGCACCAAGAGCCGCACTATTCTGGTTGTCCAAACGAGAGAACCAGATAAGGATTGCGTCCGCTTCAGCATCGCTCATTCCAGAGCCACTGTTATTGTCTGGGTTTATAGACCTGACGTATGCGTTACGTTCCTTCGCATGCTTGGCGTAAAGATATGCGTCACCTATTGTTTGGCGATCACTACCTGAAGTTTCAATAGCTTGACTTATAAATCCTCTACCACTCTCTGATGCTGCATCAGATACAGAACGAAGGTTATTCACTTGATCCTTGGTGATGTTCAAATTCTTTAGAGCTTCGCGAGCGGTCTGATAGATTGTCTTCTCTCTTTTATCTATCTCGTTTCCGACAATGCCATGATACAACTCTTCCTTCAGATAAGTGTCCATAGCATCAACGATGGTAAGACCCTTCGCCTTCAGCTCTTGGATCATCCTACCTACAGGGAGCATGGAGTCTTGGAACTTAGTTAATATGCTGTCTGCTTGAGCTTGAGCCTTATCTTTACCTACAATTCTACCAAGACCTTTGGCTATGAAGTCAGAAGAACGAGCATAATTTATGTCCACTTCCTTCTGATTTATCTGACCTGCTATGGTGCTGTTGTTCAATGGAGGCGGCGCAACACTATAACGCCTGCGACCATCCACAACGGCGCGATCTTTTTTCTCAAGATCAGGAAAGAATGTTTGTATATCAAAGATGTAACCGCTTCCCAGCTTGCGTGGCTTCAATACCAGCTTCATGGGTGGAGCCTTGAAGGGAATATCATTCCTCCATTCAAGAACAATCCCACCCTGACTCGGATAGCTTATTACATTTTCCCCATCTTTATTTCCCTGTTTGTCCCATCTTTTCAATAGGTCATACATAGCGTTCAGTACATTGTACTTGCCATTAGAGAACCGAAGAAGCTCACGATCATGACCGCGTTGCTGAATGTGGTACAGGCCACGCCCAACTTCAGTGGCACCTTCACGTTGTTCAATGCGTCTATGCTCACCCGCTGGTAGAACTATGGGTATTCTTGTGCCTCTACTGTCTATCATAGACCCGAACACAGGAGAGGATGAACCATTCTTATTCTTTACAGGAGCTGCAACTAATTGATCTGCATTGGATGGGCTGACTGAGAATTTGCGTTGTGTTGTTAAGTCTTGTCCAGAAAGAAGCTGTTCTATAGCGGATC